ACTTGGTCAATTCAGTTTGCCAATGGTGGTGTACAAATCCATGATGCAAACGTTTGGTTCAAGAAAAACGGAACAAACATTGCTGATAGCGACACTTCATTCAGCGTCGTTGAATCACATGGTGGTACCGATGGTAAGGCAGTAGGAACAGTAAACCTTGTTCTGCAACTTGCCGCCAACGATTACATTGAGTTGTTCTGGCAGACAACTGATACGGACGTCAGACTTGACTACTCGGCAGCGGCGGCGCCAGCACCTGCGATTCCGTCAGTCATCTTCACTGCAACCCAAATTACGTACCAAGGTCCAACTGGTCCTACAGGAAGTGGCTCTACAGGTCCAACTGGACCTACAGGTCCAACTGGTTCTGGTACTCCAGTTGATGATGATGGAAATATCATTGCTAATCAGGTTTTTAGTTAAGGAGTAATCATGGCGACATTTACAAAAGAAAAACTGTCTGCGTCAACAAACGGTCGCGGAATCAAAGTTGCTGCAACGGCAAGCACTGGAACAACAATCCATCAAACTGGAACTGGCAACAAAGATGAGATTTGGCTATATGCTTACAACTCATCAACCCTGCCAATTCTTTTAACAATTCAGTTTGGTGGAACATCAACACCAGATGATGACATTAAACTTACTATCCCATCACAATCTGGTCTTACTCTCGTTGTTCCTGGATTGACGCTTGTTCCATCCGGCTCTGCATTGACTGTTGCTGCATATGCAGCATTAGCAAACTATGTAACTATTCAAGGCTATGTAAATAGGATTAGTTAATGGCAAATCCAATTCGAAGGAATCTTTCGTCCAGCCAAGTTGAGGATTGGTTTGGTCCATCCACTATTTATATTCCGTCGCGCTCTGGTGCTGCTGTTGGTGTGGAATTTCTTGTAATTGGTGGCGGAGGCGGAGGCGGATACTCAACTGGCGGCGGAGGCGGCGGCGGTGGGTATGTAGAGGGATATGTATACTTGCCAACCACTGTCTCAATAACTGTTGGTGCTGGCGGAGCTGGTGCAACATCAACAGCCGTAGGTAGCAATGGTGCTAACTCTGTTCTCGGAGATATTGTTGGATTTGGTGGAGGGGGTGGACCAACAGGTTCTGGAAATGGAAGAAACGGTGGTTCAGGTGGTGGCGCACCATGGCCAAGTTCTGACTCCCCTGGAAGAGCTACTCAGAGAAATCCATTTGTTGGCTACGGATATGGAAATGATGGTGGTCAATCATTAAGCATTTTGTATCGAGGTTCTGGTGGAGGTGGTGCTGGCGCAGTTGGCGGTTCTGCTGGAACAAGCGGTGGTTCTGGTGGAACAGGTGGGGCAGGAAGACAATCTGGAATTACTGGAGGACTCACTACATATGCTGGCGGTGGTGGAGCTGGAGCAATTTTCCAAACCGCAGGACTAGGTGGAGCAGGTGGTGGTGGAAACGGAAGCGCTACAACAACTGGTACACAGGGCACAGCAAATACTGGTGGTGGCGGAGGCGGTGGAGCCAATACATGGAACGGTGGTCCAGGTGGTTCTGGAATTGTAATTATAAAATTTGTAGATACTTTAACGTTGACAGTTTCTCCTGGTTTGACTCAATCAAATACATCATCTAGTGGTTTTAAAGTGTATTCATTTACTGCTGGTACAGGGGCGGTGACTTTCTCATAATGGCACACTACGCATTTTTAGACGAAAACAACATTGTTACTGAAGTAATCGTTGGTCGTAACGAAGATGAAGTTGTTGATGGCGTTGACAACTGGGAAGTTTACTATGCCTCTCTGCGTGGACAACGTTGCGTAAGAACTTCCTATAACAACAACATAAGAAAACAGTTTGCTGGCATTGGTTATCGCTATGACGAAGCTGCAGATGTTTTTATTTGTCCATCCATGTATCCGTCGTGGACACTTGATGAAAATTATGATTGGCAACCACCAACACCAATGCCGTCTGAAGGAATTTGGGTTTGGAACGAAGAATCACTTTCTTGGATTCAGCGTTAAATAAATAAACGAAGGAAAAAATGGAGCTCAACGACCTCGTAAATGAATACAACTTCCGCAAATGTCGAGGCCCACAAGATGCTGAAGTTGAAGAACTCCTAGAAGCATTTGAATTCTTTTGCTCAAACTATGTTTACATCAAACATCCGTCACGTGGACGAATAAAGTTTGAGTTACGCCCAGCACAGATACAAACAATCAGAACTTGGCTGAGCGAAAGAAACAGCATCGTTCTTAAAGCGCGTCAGATTGGATTCTCCACGCTGGCTGCAGCATTTGCTTTCTGGCTTGCATATTTCTGGCCAGACCGTTTCATCGTCATGTTGTCAAAGACAGAACGTGAAGCAACAAAACTTCTGTCAAAGTCAAAGTACATCTACAAATATCTTCCTGATTGGATGCGCAAATCAGGTCCAGAGCTTCTGCAAAACAACGTGCTCAAGATGGTGTTTGATAACGACTCAGTAATTGAGTCTCTGCCATCAGCCAACGAGCCTGCCCGTGGTGAATCCGTATATTTGGCCATCATTGACGAAATGGCGTTCTTGCCCAACCCTGAAGAAGCATGGGCGTCAATTGAACCGATTGCAGACGTCGGTGGTCGAGTCATTTGCTTATCCACGGCAAAAGGTGAAGGCAACATTTTCTACAACCTTTGGCAAGGTTCACAGAACGGTACAAACCGATTCAAAGGCATTTTCTTTCCATGGTCAGCAAACGCAGACCGTGACCAAGCGTGGTATGACGCGCAAGCAAAAGAACTACCAATTTGGCAGTTGCATCAGGAATATCCAAGCAACCCTGAAGAAGCCTTTATTCGTTCTGGTCGTCCAGTATTTGATATTGACAGAATCAAGGAAATGGAAATTGAACCAGGCAAATCTGGTTTTAACAAAAAGTTAAGTGATGCACCTAATTCGTTTATGTTTGAGTCATCTGGTGGACCATTAACCATTTGGCATCTTCCAGTTTTTGGAACTTCATATGTGATTGGTGCCGACGTTGCAGAAGGATTGGCGCGTGGAGACTATTCATCAGCCCACGTAATTGACGCAAAGAGCGGAGAGCTGGTTGCCCATTGGCATGGCCACATTGACCCAGACAAGTTTGGCTATGAGGTTCTGTATGCCTTGGGTCATTTTTACAACGAAGCCTTGATAGGCGTGGAATCAAACAACCACGGTCTAACAACTTTGACAGCTCTTAACAACGCAAATTATTACAACCTTTACCGCCAGCGCCGTCTCAGCCAAAGAAACGCTGAACAGACTGAGCAACTGGGTTGGAAAACAACATCGCTATCAAAACCGTTAGCTATTGACGAATTGAGCGCAGCCATACGAGACAGGGTCTTGAAGATAAGTTGCGAAAAGACATTGGCTGAATTGAAGACCTTTGTCCGTGACGATAACGGCTCAATGCACGGGTCACCTCACGACGACCGCGTTATGAGCCTGGCAATCGCCAACCAGATGCTGAAGTATGTGTGGTTGCCCGAATATCGGCCAAAGACTGATGCCCCATGGGGAACCTTGAACTTTTGGGCTAAGAAGATTAAGAAGCCGGAAAAAGTGCCTGAACGGTACTTCATAGGCGAATTCAACACGTATTAGTCCATGGGTATCTAGGTAATGGATTATCCTTTCTAATAGAGGTTTTCATGCATTGTTCGTCCTGTAATCGACAGATTGACTCAGAAAATGACCGCAAACGCGGCATTTGCTTTGCATGCCATGTAAAAACCATTCGATTGGGCTTCCGTCATGGCAAAGATAACTGGAATGGACCAACAGAACGCGAGATTCAGAGGTCTTACGAAGAGTCCGATGCATTCAAGCAAGGAAAAATTGAGAAGGTTCCAGCAAGGGCGGAATTGATATGAAGATACGCAAAGCAGCCAAGATTCAAATGAAACCGGCACCAAAATACAAAAAGATTGAGGTTGCTGGCAAAGAGCAGGCTAAAAAGGATTTGAAGAAGGCTGATAAAGCTGCGCCTAAAAAAGATGAAAAGAAGCCGAAGAAAAAGGTGACAAAGAAATGAAAAAGAAAAGTTCCAAGAAACCAAAGTTCGGCGTCCTTGCAATTATGGTTGAGACGCCAGTAACAAAGGCGTACAAAAAAGCAATCAAATCAGAGAGAAAGAAGAAACAGTCATGATGGTCTATAAGACAATCGCCACACTCAACACCGAGTACCAGTGGGAACCAATTTCATGCGACGATTTTGAAAACGTCGTCGTTACCATTGAGGGAACTTGGACCGGAGACGTAACATTCTGGGGCACAAACGATGAACCAGAGTTCACTGGCGACTACAACTGGGTCAAGTGGAATCTCAACGACAGTGTTAACGCATCAACAACCGCTGTGACCGCAACCGTTTCTGGCACTTCACCAACCGAAGTCGTTAAGGCATTCCGTGGAAGCATTGCTGGACTTCGCTCATTCGCGGTGTATGCAGAAGCTGGATTCGCAGGCTCAGCCCGCGTTGTCATCTCAATTCACAGAAGCTCAAAGTAGGTCATCATGGCTGCAAAGAAAAGCAAAAAGGGCATGGGCTTCAAAGCCGCCCAAAAACAAATAGCAAGCAAGCAAGGCATCTCCATGGAGCGTGCTGGTGCGATTCTTGCTTCTGGTGCTCGTAAAGCATCTCCTGAAGCAAAGCGCAAGAACCCAAACCTGATGAAAGTTTCAGGCGTTAAGAAGACTGCAAAGAAGAGCAAGGCACCATCAGCAAAGAAGATGGAGCGCCAAGAAATGAAGAGTCAGCGCGGCTACTAATGCCAGGCAACCCTCGTTATCCAGCTCTTCCAGCAACAACGCAAAAAAACTATCTTCCGAGAAAGAAGAAGAAAAGTGGCAGCAAAAAAAAGAAATAAGCCAGTTTGGGAAAAGGCTCGCCCAAAGTCTTTAGGCAAACCAGAAAAGTTGACGCCAGCACAAAAAGCCAAGGCAAAAGCCGCAGCAAAAAAGGCTGGACGTCCATATCCAAACCTTGTTGACAACATGAACGCTGCCAAAAGGGGGAAGAAGTAATGGCTGCAAAAAAGACAAAAGCTCAAAAGAAGATTTCAAAGGTTATGCGTGAGTACAAGGCAGGAACTCTTCATGCTGGGAAAAATCCAAAAGGTCCCAAAAAGGCTCCAATCGTCAAGTCTCGCAAACAAGCAATTGCTATTGCTTTGAGTGAGGTTGGAAAGAAAAAGAAGTGAAAAATTCTGAAACTCCACTCGGTATTGCTTTCACGATTGCCATCAAGAATGGCGAAGAAAAAGAAGGCATGGAAGAAAAGGAAGACAACGAACTTCCTGAAGGCGTAACCAACGAACGAATCAAACTTGCCCCAGCAGAGGCAGAGTATGTCGAATCCATGTTTGAAATCGTTGAAGAGTACGGCAAGCTTGCCGATGACGACGGAAACGGAATTTGGGTTGGTTATGAAGGCCCAAGCGACAACGAGAACAAGAAGTATGGAGTAAAGTGCTCTAACTGCGCGTTTTGGTGCCCAAAAATGAAGGGATGCCACATCATTGTTGAGCAGGCCCATCCAGATGGTTATTGCCGTTTGGCTGCAATTGGTGAAGGACTCGTTCAGAAGGGAAAGAGGACTAGATAATGGCCGCAAAAAAGAAGTCAGGTGGAAAGTCGCCAGCATGGCAGCGTTCAGAAGGAAAGAACCCAAAGGGTGGTTTGAACGCAAAAGGTCGTGCGTCGTACAAAGCTGAGACTGGTGGGACGCTTAGGCCACCGGTCAAGTCTGGTGACAATCCTCGTCGTGCTTCTTTCCTTGCTCGTATGGGCAATATGCCTGGTCCTGAACGTGATTCGAAGGGCCAGCCAACACGACTCCTTCTCTCGCTGAATGCATGGGGTGCTTCTTCAAAAGCAGATGCCCGCGCAAAAGCACAAGCTATCTCCGCACGTAATGAACGAAAGAAGAAGAAGTAATGGCCCGTCAATCAAACGCAGACAAGCTGTCTAATTACAGAAGCAGAATTACAAGCTCAAAGCAGTTCCGTAAACAAGAAAACTATGACCAGCTTTGGCAGAGACTCATCAACCTTTACCGTGGCCGTCACTATCGTGGCCAGGCTGTTGGCGACAGATTGCTTGTCAATATTGCTTTCTCCACGATTAACACTCTTGCGCCGTCGGTTTCTATTGGTCGCCCAAAAATCAATGTCAATCCGCGCACTCCAGAAGATGGAGAAAAGGCAATCATTACTGAGTCAATTATCAACTACTGGTGGCAACACTATGACTGCCAGACAGAGTTTCAGCGCGCTGTAAAGGACTATCTCATTCTTGGTCATGGATGGGTTAAGACTGGTTATCGCTTTGTTGAAGAAGCCAAGATAAACAAGATTGAGTACACAGCTGATGAAGCTGCTCAGTCACGCCCAACTGACGATGTTGAGTCAGAACTCATTATTAGAGAAGACCGTCCATTTGTCGAGCGCGTTGACCCATTTGATGTTTTCGTTGACCCAGATGCGGTGAACATGGAAGATGCTCGATGGATTGCGCAGAGATTGCGTCGACCATTGAAGGATGCAAAAGCCGACAAGCGATATGACGCTTCTGCTCGCTCAGAACTCAACGCATCTAGCTACCGAAAGATGGGCGATGTCACTTCTGTTGGCGTGTACAACACAGCTCCAGAAGATGAGGCCTACTGCGACATTTACGAGTATTACAACATTGACACTGGTGAGATGTCGGTGTTCTCTGATACTGGTGGCGACAAGTTCTTGATTAAGCCAGTCAAGATGCCATATGTATTCGGCCATCCTTTCGTCATGTTGCGAAACTACGAGATACCAGGATTCTTTTACCCAATGGGTGAACTGGAAGCAATTGAACCACTCCAGTACGAACTTAACGAAACTCGTACTCAGATGATGAACCACAGAAAGCGCTACTCGCGTAAGTGGCTTGCCATGGAATCAGCATTTGATGACTTTGGTCGCCAGATGCTCGCATCAGATGACGACAACGTAATCGTTCCAGTTAAAGGTTCAGAAAATCTTAACAACGTGGTTGTTCCGATGCCTGCACTCATCAACCCACCTGAGTTCTATAACCAGTCTGCGCTCATCCAGAACGACATTGACCGTGTGTCTGGTGTATCTGAATACCAGCGTGGTGCAATTCCAGAGACCACGAGAACTGCCCGCGAAGCATCAATCATTGCCGAGGCAGGAAACGCAAGAGTTGCGGAAAAACTGGTTACTATAGAAAACCACATAGCCAAATGTGCACAGAACCTCATCATGTTGGCCCAGCAGTTCATGACTGGCGAACAAACTGTACGCATCCTTGGAACAGAGGCAGCACCAGTTTGGTTAACATTTGACAAGGACTACATTGCTGGTCAGTTTGACTTCACGGTTGAGGCAGGTTCAACTGCTCCACGAAACGAAGCATTCCGCCGCGATATGGCCCTCCAGATGGTCGCAGCGCTCCAGCCATTTGCCCAGCAAGGCCTTGTAAACATGGCAAAGCTTGCTGAATATGTGCTTGGCGTTGGCTTTGGCGTCAAAGACCCGCAGTCATTCTTGACCCCGCAGGCAATGATGGGCGCTGGCCCGATGATGGGCGAAGGTGAGCAACCAATGTTGCCACCAGGAATGGGCATACCACCAGAGCTTCCAATGGGCATGATGCCATCGGCAGGGGCACCAATTCAGGGTCCTGGTCCACAACCAGGTCCAACACCTGGTGGTTTGCTTGAGTCATTGCCACCAGAAGTTCTCCAAGCAATCCTTGCTCAAGGAGTGTAGTAAGCCATTCCATGTAATGAAATGTGCTTA